GCCGCTGTGTTCTGCGGTCTGGCAACAACTCGAATGCGAACAGCGGTCTCGCCTATGCGAACGCGAACAACGCTTCTTCGAACTCGAACACGAACTACGGTGGGCGGCTGAAATTCTTGTGTGGTACTTAATCGGGGGACTCTGACGTGGCACGAGGACTGCCACAAACATACTCCGAGGGATTAGAGCCTCGGCAACAGCATAAATGGAAATTATGGAAAGCCGGAACACAACATTAACCACACGTGGGGAGTTGCACACGCACTCCCCACAGGACAGGAAGGCTGTCAATACATTGGACGAATTATTGGGACAGGTGGAAGAAAAGACTTCTGCCTGTTTTGTTACATATCCCCTAACGAACCTCATCCCCGAAATCGTAGCGGACGAGAACATGGAACGCTCGTTCAAGCGCGTCATGTCGAACCTGCACAATGCAGACACACGCAACGGTTTGAGGTGGAGAGAGACGATTGTGATAGACGGAGTGGAATGTACGCCACGCATGGTGCGCTACATGAAACGCAAGGCGGACATCATCGCCATGCTAAAGGCACAGATAGCCAACGGCACATTCCGCATCAAGCACCTTAAATCGTTTGAGACGGCAGACGGCCCGAAGATAAGAACCGTGCAAGCACCGTCCGTCATAGAGCGTGTGGGCAGCAACGCCATCATGGAGATAGTGGAAAAACACCTTGCGCCCATACTGATAGAGAACACCGCAGCCTCGATAGAGGGAAGAGGGCCACACGGATTGTATCACAAGATGCAGGAGGCAAGGCGGAACAATCCGAAACTCATATACTACTATCAAAGCGACTACAAAGGTTACTACGACCACATATTGCATGACCGACTGATAGAGATAATAAAACGCTACATTGCCGACCCAGTGCTGCTGCCCATACTCATAGACTTTGTAAAGGCTCTGCACCCGAATGACAACGTAGGCATCAGCAAGGGACTACGCTCCTCGCAGTTTTTCGGCAACCTGTACCACAACGACATAGACCATGCCATGATAGAGGAATGTGGAAAAGACAACTACAACCGCTTTTGTGACGACATATACATACTTGGAGACAACAAGAAAGAGTTGTGGAAACACAGGGACACCCTGCATAGACTATGCAAACCCTACAATCTGATAATAAAGCCGAGTGAGAAAGTTGCACCCATCAGTGCAGGAATGGACGCACTCGGCTTTATTGATTATGGGGAGTACTCCCTGCTGAGAAAGCGTACCAAGGTGAACGCTGCACGGAAACTCGCCAAGATAAAGTCGCGCAAGAGGCGGCAACAGATAATAGGGTCATTCAAGGGAATGACTTGCCACGCAGATTGTAAACATCTATATTATACATTAACAGGTAAACACATGAAGAAGTTTTCAGAAATGGGCGTAACCTATACACCTGCTGACGGCAAGAAACGCTTTCCCGGCAAGGTGACACGCCTCGGTGACATCGTGAACATACCGATAGAAATTCACGACTTTGAGACAGGCATAGACACGAAAGAGGGCGAAGACCGCTACTTGGTGTCATTCCGCAATCCAGCCAGCTCGGAATGGGGCAAGTTCTTCACCGCCTCATTGGAGATGAAAGGCATACTCGACCAGATAAGCGACATAGAGGACGGCTTTCCATTCGAGACCATCATCAAGTGCGAGGTGTTTGACGGCAGCAAGCGCAAGTACAATTTCACTTGACGGCTCACTAAAGATAAAAGGCAATGTGTGGTGTGTCGGTGTATCTTTGCAACGTAATAAATTCATAACGACATGGAAAAGATATACGGCACAACCCAACGGCAAGACGGACTGCAACGCATAGGCAAGAACAAATGGCTGCTCTACTTCGGTTATTACAAGACTGAGGATGGCAACTATGAATACCGCCACACGTTCAGCCGCAAGCCCACGATTGACGAGATAAAGCAGCTTGTCAGAGACACGATAGACGCAGAGACCAAGGATAAGATTGTGAACCGCTTTGAGTATGACGGCATCAAGGTGTGGCTGTCGGACGAGAAGCAGCGCAACTACGCCTCTTTGGAAAACAACGAGAGCATTGTCTATCCGCTCACGCTGAAACTCAACGAGGAGGCGGACGCAACGCCAGTGTACTACACCTTTGAGACAAGAGAGGATTTCATCAAGTTCAGCAAGGAGGCATCAGCCTACATTCTCAACGCCATCATGGACGGTTGGAAAGAGAAAGACAACATAGACTGGAGCGTGTTTGACATCCAGTAAGAGAAACACAACCCATACAGAGGGACGCAGGAGCAATTCTTGCGTCCCTTTTTTCGTGTGCCACAACAGATAAAAGGAGAAGAGCCATGCCTGTAAGTAAATTTGCAGAGAACCAAATTCTTATTGACATGAAGAAGAAAATCATTACATGGCTGCATACCAGCAACAGAAACAAGCATATCGTAGGTGGCATTATCATTGGCTTGGGTGCTGATGATAACTATTGCGCAGCGTATGCAGGAGTGGGCGTAGCCGCAGCCTTGGAACTCAAAGATGAGTTGTGGGGCGGCAAGTGGGACTGGATAGACTTCGGCTGCACAGTGGCAGGAGTAGTTGTAGGACGCTTAATAAGATGGGCAGTATGGCAGTAGTATTCAAACTTTGGAAGTTCGCGGCCATGGCCGTGGGCGGCATGGTAGGCTGGCTTGTGGCAGAGTTCAGACCGACATTCCCATTGATAGCGGTGGCCATCATCTTTATACTGTATGACGCATACACCGCTTTCAAGCTCGACAAGCGCGTACACGCAGCCTATCCCGAAAAGACCGACAGGAAGAAAGCCAAGTTTACCTCGTTCGCCTTTGGCAAGGTGGTGAAGCAGACAATACCCAAGCGGCTGTGGCTGATAGTGCTGGCATACTTGGCAGAGCATTGGGTGTTCATACACATGCAAGTGCCGTTGTCGTATATCCTTACAGGCGTGATATGCTTTGAACAGGCGTGGTCGATACTGGAGAACGAGAGCAGCTGCCGACCAGAGGCAGAGCACCGCTTTTGGAAAGCATTGCAGCAAGTGATGGTGGACAAGACGGCAAGACACTTTGACGTGAACCTTGACAAACTAAAAGAAGAGAAAGATGATAGTGTTGATTGACAACGGCCACGGTGAGAACACACCGGGCAAGTGCAGCCCCGACAAGCGGTTGCGCGAATACAAGAAAGCGAGAGAGATAGCACGCAGGTTGGTGAACACCCTACTGAGCAACGGAGTGGAGGCACACCTGCTCGTACCCGAAGAGACCGATGTGTCGCTTGCCGAGCGATGCAAGCGAGCCAACAAGTACTGCGACAAGTACGGAGCGAAGAACGTGCTCCTCGTGTCGATACACCACAATGCCGCAGGAGCTGACGGCCAGTGGAAGAGCGCAGGAGGCTGGTGCGTATATACCTCGCCCGGCCAGACGAGTGCCGACCTGCTTGCCACCGACCTGTGGAACGCAGCCGAGGAAAGCCTGAAAGACTACATCGGCAGCTTTGACGCGCACAAGGCCAAGGGCGACTACGACAGCAAGCAGAAACCCATGCGTGCCGACTGGAGCGACAAAGACCCCGACTATGAGGCACGCTTCTACATACTGCTGCATACCAAGTGCGCAGCCGTGCTGACGGAGAACCTCTTCCAAGACAACAAGGCAGACGTGGAATATCTGTTGAGCGAGGAGGGGGTGCGGAGCATCGTGCAGTTGCACTACAAGGGCATTACGGACTACATCAAACACACGAAAGCATGAAACACGCATTGAGTTTTGTAGGAGGCGTGTTGCTCACGCTCCTGCTTGTGGCACTGCTCTATCCCGAACCCAAGGCTGGGAATGGCCACAACATCGTGATCCAAACCGACACCATCATAAAGCGCGACACGATCAAGGACGTGCCGGGAGAACCGAAGTACACCAGTAAGCAGCCAGTCGGAACTGCCGAGGTGAGAGTGCCAACAGACCGCATCAAGATTGGTGATGCGACATTGCCACACATCAGAGCCGACACTACGGAAAGCGGTTATGCACAGAGCCTTGACAAGAACGGCACGGACAGTGCGACAATAGAACTGCCCATTATGCAGAGCGTGTATGAGAGCAAGGACTACAAGGCATACGTCAGTGGCGTACACGCACGGCTCGACAGCATCTTTGTATATCCCCTGCATGAGGTGGTAACCATAAGAGAAAAGCAGCCCCCTAAGCGTTGGCACATAGGAGTAACGACAGGCTACGGCTTGACCACGAAAGGCATGCAGCCGTATGTGGGCATAGGACTAACGTATTCACTAATCTCATTCTGATGGAAACGATAACCGTACAAATATTCAAGGACGATGTGTATGAGGAAGTGGCGAAAGCCACGGACTACACAGGCGCGAAGCTGATAAACGGTGACGAGAAAGCGCGAGACCGCATACTTGCCACCGACAGCGAGTTGAGCGACCTTGGCAGATTTTGGGAGGAGGCCGTGCTTGCCACCAACGAGCGGCTGAAACAGATGCTCATATCGGGAACGACCAAACTTGTGAGCGTCAGTACGGCATTTCCCTCCGATGGAATGAAAGCCACGAGCGAGCAAGCGGTGATACCCACAGACCCTATTATAATCCCGGTATTGAAGAAAACAGCGTATGTGGCCGTGCTGGAAGTGAGCAAGTCGTTTGACAAGGAACTGACGAGCAATGTGCAGTCAGCCCTGCGCAACTTCTTCATCACATCAATCATCGGGCAATGGTTCAAGTTGGCCAACAAGGGCGAGGCCACCGACTACTTCAACCAAGCAGGAGAAATGATGGACGGAGCGGAACGACTGCTGTACAGCAGGAAAAAACCGACACGCCCAAGTGATTAACCAACAAAAAGAAACAGAATATGTCAGAAACATTAGGTGCAAAGAAAGAGGTAACGGCAACCATCAAGATAGACTGGCTGCTGTACGACATCATGAACGAGACCTTTCTTCGCGGACGCACGATACAGAACAAGGAGAACCACAAGGAAGTGGCCAGCATGTTCGCCTCGGAGGACGAGGAGAACCGCGAGAAGATACTGCGCTCCATCAAGAAAGGCTTTGCCGAGGTAAAGACCGAACTTGCCGAATACCTTGATGAGGACGGTACATCGACCGACAACAGCCACTATGACGGCAGCGACGACCTGTCGCTGAAACTCCAGATGCCAAGCAACTTCAATGAGGCCGCCACGACAGGCGTAGGCGAAGCCATACACGACTATCTGAAGAACACCGCCATTGCGGAGTGGTACATGGTGACCAACAAGGCAGACGCGGAGCAGTATGTGGCACTGGCGCAGAAGAGCCTTGTGAGCATACAGCAAGCCGTGAGCAAGCGGAGCCGCCCGAAACGTCCCACAGAATAAATAAGCATGGCCTATGAGTTGCTGTGTGAAGAATGAGGGCAGCACGCTTAAAGTGACACTCACGTTTGGGCGCGACCAACTGCTCTATGACATCAAGAACTACGCCTATGTGGAGAGCCATGTGATGCCGCCCGATACAGAACACGCCAAGCACATGGTGGCTGACGTGGGCGAAGAGGGCAATGTGGACCGCATGACAAGAATGATGGACTTGGGCGTGTCGATGTGTCGTGAACTGCTCTATCCGTGGGCGAAGAAAGACATCGTGAACACGGAACTGGACGACACGCTAAAGGAGCGACAGCAATACGTTATCGTGATGAACGTGCCGACCACCATGTCGCAGACAACGCTCACGCTTGTGGAAAGGCTGATACATGAATACTTGGTGTGCCGAGGTGTGGCCGACTGGTTGAGCATCACAAATCCAGCCAAGAGCGAGACGTGGCTTGCCAAGGCAGCGGAGGCCGAGACGGAGATACGAACCGCCATTCATTCGCGAATGGAGCGTACACGGATAAGGCAACACTTCCTAGACTAAAAGCAAGAGCCGAGGTGCATCACGCATCCCGGCTCTTTTCGTAGTTACCTAAAACAATCTTACCTAAAAAACTAATGAACCTAATAATATCTTTATCTCGGCTGGTTGGCTTGGCGCGGTGAGAACTGCACGGACGCACCGAAGATATTCTCGTCTGCATTGAGTGTGGCGACACCTGCAATGCGGAAATACTTGTAAGGTGAGCCACGGAAGCCACGCAGGTAGTGGTCTTTGCTTGACCAAACCAAATGCCAGTTTATCAAATCGCGCGAGCCATAGAGAGCCGTAGCCACACTGCCCTTGCGGAAGAAACCGCGCTGAATGATGCAGTCGATAGTCTTCAGAACGTTGGCCGCTTCGAGTTTGAGAGGGCGTGTAGTGTAGAGGCACTTGACCTGCTCGGACTTCGGAACGGAGAAGTTGAGGACTGCATTGTTTGCATCCACTACCAGCGCATCGGGATAGGAGTTGAGGTGTGAGGAGATATTGGAGAATATCATGCCCCACTGCTGTGTCTTCAGCGAATAGACATAGGCGTATGTGATGGAGGGCGCATAGACAATGACGCGCTGATGCACATAGTCGTATATCATCTGGCACTTTTTGAGGAACTGCGTGAACGGCAGCGTTGGCAAGCACTTGTCGGTAGATGGCTCATGGCCGAGCATGGCGTGCAACTTGGTGAAGCCCGGCAACTGCGTAGCGTCAAACGGATATTCGGAGTTGATAGCCTCGGAAATACACTGCGTCTGCGAGCCGCTGATGAGCATGATGCCACGGTCGGTGGGGAAGAGAACGGCAGAGTCGAGTTGTGTGATGCCATCTGGATTGATGCAGACATCACGTGTGATGGGTTGGCGAGCGGAGTATGTGCCACTGCTCGACACCTCCAACGCCCACACTCCCTCGGTGGTGAAAGCGTAGAGAGGGAACTGGCCGAACTGACCCTGCGAGAGAGCCTTGGCTGCGGAACAGATGCCCTTTATCTCGCCTGTACCAACGGTGTTGATGCCGAGGAGAGGGAAATAGAAAGGGTTGTTTACTTCGGAGGTGTAGATTTTGTTAGGTACATCAATCATACGGTCGGCAATGGTTGATGCCGTAGGAACAGAACCTTTCTGTTCGGGATTGTCCCAACCACCAAAATAGAATGAGCCATTAAGGAAACCATGCTGTTCAAGCTGCACCTCGTATGGTGAACCAAAAGCGTACCACCTTACAATGATAGCCTTGTAAGCATTGACATTCGGATAGAATATGAACAGCATGGGCGCATCACTATATCCCAATTGATAAGCATTACCATGCACTATAATGTCCTTACCATCTTGTTTTATAAAAACATATACAGAGTATGCAGCCTTTCCATCTGCAACAGTCGGTGAAGCATTACTATAATTTGCCACATATCCGTCCGTGTAACAAAATACAGATGCCGCATTGTAGTCAGCAAACAACATTTTCTTCATGTTCGCTATGTTGAGACGTGAGTTGTAGGCAAACGCATAACGAGGAATAAGAGTGTCGTGGCTGTCATAGTCATCGGTCATTACTTCGCGAGTTACCAGTGACTGAAGATAATCCTCTTCGATGTTGAGCAATGTGCGTGTAGTGGTTAGAGCCTCTATCTTTATACTCTCCAGCATATAGAACTGCGATGTGGACTTGATGTCCTCTTTCACCGCATCGACCGACCTGCGAGGCAGTATCAAACGCCCGGCAGGATAAGTAAGATTTGTTGGGTCGAATGTGAACGCGTAGAGTTTGTTGAATGTGTGCTTTTGGTAACGTAGAGGGTATGTTGTGGTAGATGCTGCTTGATTGGTGTGCTTGCATACACAGTACGAGTCTATATCGGATGATTGTGCAAATCGTTCACACTTTCCGTTCTGGTCGTAGGTGTAGATAGGTTTTGAACAGAAGATGTCAATGGAACGTACAATATCTTTCCAATTAGAGAGGTTGTCAATATAGGACTGTTCGATTACAGCATAATCCAACTTATGCACCATACCAACAACACGCATTGTAGCATCTTTATAAGAACCTTTACCCTTGATATGGTTCCAAAAAACCTGTGGTGAGAGGTCGGAAGATGCAATCATTAGAATGGGTGCGGAGTGCATAGTCAGTGTGCCGTCATACAGGCGATAGGCATAACGGACAAAGAACGGATAGATGAACCGTCCCTTATTGGTGCTCTCCTCTGCAATGAACTTATTGACCTTGGCCAATACTTGGTCTGTTATCTTAGTCTTGTTGTCGTCAGAAAACTCTTTCCAAATGTCGCCCTCGCTGATGCCGTTGAAACTGATAGAGAACTCGTCTGTGCGGACTAATTCTCCCTGCAAACCAAATGACAGCGGACATTCTGGAATATGCGAGCCAAGATACAGGTAGCCTGTGGAGCCGCCTTTCCACAGGTAGTATTGCATACCATTCCCGGTAAGAAAAATTAGCGTATTGCCAACTGATGTAATCTTTATGCAACTGGAAACATTGCTAATAGAGACAATCGTATCTGGCTTTCCTTTGTCGAACCAACTATAAGCGTTGCCATTGGCCACTATGTAATGTGTGAAACTTGACGTCTCGTGAATGTACACGCAACTGCCTGTTTCGGCAGCAAGCTGTACCTCAACAGACGGAGGCAGGACTGGCTGCAAAGCACCATCTTCGGGCAGCAGGTTGATGGACACGGCAAGAGAGCCGTCAGAACATTCGTAGTCGGACGGCACGGCAGAAAATCCGCTGTATTTGATTTCTTGGTTCATAACGGCATTTTATAGATTATGGGGAGGTACACTTCACCATTCCGCATTTCCTCCTTGCCCACCATGAAAGAGGCACGCTGCTCACGGATGCGGCAGTTGTCGAGCATAAGCCGACACAGCATGACGGAGTTGGCGCAATAGTTGCGCGAGCCTTTCTTTGTGGGGTAACACTGGGCAATGTGTCGCCCGATGGCGTTGTCGTGCCGGGCAGCAAGCAAGTAACACTCGCCAAGGTGAAAGGCGATGTTTATGCTGTCGCCCGGACGGAGCGAGAGGAGACGCACCACCCTTGCCGTGATGAATATGCGTCCATTGCAGCAGAATGTGATGTCGGGGCGGCGTGTACGTTCCAAAAGTTTTATCATGTTGCAAAGATATAAAGTTGAGACATTGTTGATGTTTTAAGTTTAGAAGAGTGAGAGCTGCACATATCCTTTCTGTTCGTTGGAATGGTCGATGAACATCTTGCGGAACACATGGTAGAGGCAGGAGACCACGATTGAGTTGCCAGCGAGTTTGTACTGCTGCGTCTTGGAAATGCCCGCTTGCTGTATCTTGTCGATGTCGGAGTCGGCCACGTCCATAAGACGGAAACACTCGCGAGGCGTGAGTTTGCGGATGCGGAAGTCCTTGACGAGAAAGTTATTGTCGGCATAGGCGGAAGAAGTTACGGTAGGTGCTAAATTTTTACCCCCCCCGAAATTAAATCCGTGAGGACTGCTGTAAATCATCGGCTCTACGAGATACTGCGCTGTGCTGCCATTGCGCCCATGGTTGGATGCGACAATTGTGTTGCTGATGTCCTTTAGGTTGTGGGACACCACCTTGCCCTTGTGGTCGCGAGTGTAGCCCAAGAAGAGAGGCGAATACTCCATGACACCAGTATGCGGACAGAGGTCGCTTGAAAAGTCGGTGTAGCCCAACTTATGGTAATGGGCAGTGATGGTGCGAGAGTTGCCCTGCATATCGGTGTTGAGTGGCTCCTTGATGTAGGTGTCGTATTCACGTTGCCCCTCCTTGGTCTTGATTGCACCGCTGATATCATCGGGCGACTGGAAGTTTACCTTGAAACCGCACCCCTCTGCCACCTTGCGCTCGCAATGCCTGATGATACTCTCCACCTGCTGAGGCTTCAAGTAATAACTCTCGTCCACATTGTCCTCAAGAATATCTTTCAGTCGGTACTCCAAAGGGAACGTCTTGGGAAAGAAGAAACGAGGGTGTTCGCCCAGGCAGGACACCATAAAGACACGCTCACGGTTTTGCGGTATGCCGTACTCCTTGGCATTGAGGACTTGGAAGTAACTTGTATAGCCTTGGTCGGAAAGCCATTCGCGCCACTTGTAGAAGTCCTTGGCAAACTTCCTTTGTGTGAGAGCCTTGACATTCTCCATGAGCAGCCACTTGGGATGCTTGGCAGAGATAGCGTCGGCACAAGCCCACAGACAGGAAGAGCGCGTGCCGCTACCCTGCGCAAAGCCACGCTGACGGCCAGCCGAGGATATATCTTGGCATGGAAAAGAGTATGTGAGCAGGTCGAAGTCGGGAACTTGCAGCCAGTCAATGTGCATGATGTCTCCGAAGTTGGGGGCATGGTCGCCATTGTATATTTCGTGGCCGTGCTTGTCTTTCAGCCCGGTGTTCATGCCGAGCGTGCTTTCCTTTACGGTGATGCAACCATTTTCTTGATTGGCATCTTCAAAAATGGCAGGAGTGCGACCATTCCAAACCAAATCACCATGTATCCAGCGGCCACTGCCTACGGCTTTACCACGAAAATCAATTGTTCTCATTGCTTGCCCCTTTCTTTTGAAGTTCGTTGATTAGTGCATCAGCCAAACTGACTGCCTCTTTTGCACAGCCTTGTGGCGTTTTGTACTCAAAGCCATTGATTGGCGAGTGGTCTGCACGTTGTGCATTGCCATCGTCCATATAGATTGCAGGGAGCATTGCCTTGGCAATCTCGTATCTACGCTGCTCCCAATTGATGGTTTTGTCCTCAATGACCTGCTCATAATCTCTGAACAGGTTTGCTTGCAAACCATACACTTTGCCGTTGTTGTCTGTACATTCGGCAAAATCGCCTCTCTCGTTATGTCGGAGAACATTGATTATTTCTCCAGTTGTTCTATGTCTGTATTTCATATTCTACATTTTTATAGAGAGTCAAGTCCAAGGATGTCCTCCACTCTGTGAATTTCTGTATCAACTTTCCGTTCCAACTCCATACTCTTAGTCAATGCCTCATGTGAACGGAGGCGGAAATATTCTTTTTGCACTGTACGCATTTCACGCACAAGCATGAAAAATGATTTTGCGTCCATATTATCTTCTACTCTTTCCCATAAGGGGTATTACGTTGTAAGTTTTGAAACGGTCAACGAGACGGCCGAAACCGTCATTGCGCTTGAACCGCTTTTGAAGTTCGTTGTTGTCGAGGTTTGTGGTGAGGTGGGCAAACTTGCCGTACTGCGTCCAAATCTCGTTGCGAGCGTGCAGGAACTCATCTGTGAGGAGACCAGTGTCCATGCCGAAGAATGTGCGGTCTTGTATGCCGATGTCGTTTAGGCACACGTTCTGAGGGTTGCACTTGAAACCACGGCACTCCTCCTCGTTGTAGGTGAAACGGTCGAGGTTGTTGTGAATGGTGTAGTAGTTGACCATCTGAGTGACCGACAAGTTCCAGAAGAAACGAGGGTTGTTGGTGCGCTGGAGATACTCGCTGAAGATTTGCATGAGGAGCGTCTTGCCCA